CCACAGATAGATTGTGCCTTTACAAGTCCACCATACTTTTCTACTGAGCAGTATAACAAAGGTGGTGAACATCAAGAAGATCAATCTTGGCATAAGTTTAATGAGTATGATAAATGGCGTGATGATTTCTATTTACCAGTTGCAGAAAAAACTATGAGTATATCAAAGTTTATGTTTGTAAATATTATGGATCCAAAAATACATGGTGTTCGTTATCGTTCTGGTGATGAACTGGTTGATAAGTTTCAAGATAAGTTTCTTGGTCAAATCGGTATGAGAATTATGCAACGACCTAAATCTGATACTTTATTTAAAGACGAAAAAGAAAAGGCAGACTTTATGAATAAGATGTTTATAGAAAATGTATGGTGCTTCGGGCCAGAAACAGACTTATTTAAAAGTTCAAGAAAGAATACATTAGATGAGTTCTTTGCTTGACAAAGAATTATATATAGTGTATAATAATGACAACTAAAACTAATTGAGGTAAACTAAAGATGAGTGATTTTTTAAAAGATATAATAAAAGAAACAGGCAATGAATATGCTAGTCTAGTATCAGATGGTGCGTCAGGTGATGTAACAGACTTTATTGATACGGGCTCTTATATATTCAATGCATTATTAGGTGGCGGAATACATAAAGGATTGCCATCAAATAAGATAACTGCTATCGCAGGTGAAAGTGCAACAGGTAAAACATTCTTTGTATTAGGTATGTGTAAAAACTTTCTTGACCAGAATCCAGATGGCGGTGTAATATTCTTTGAATCAGAATCAGCAATCTCAAAAGAAATTATTGAAGAACGAGATATTGACAGTAGCAGAATGGTTGTTATGCCAGTTACTACTGTTCAAGAATTTAGACATCAAGCTTTAACTGTATTAGAAAAATATATAGAGCAAGGAAAGTCTGAAAGAAAACCATTATTACTTGTATTAGATTCTTTAGGTATGTTATCAACTACTAAAGAAATTGAAGATACAGCAGACGGAAAAGAAACTAAAGATATGACAAGGGCTCAGATTGTAAAAGCAGCCTTTAGAGTATTAACGCTAAAACTAGGTAAGGCAAAAGTTCCCCTTATCATAACTAATCACACCTATGATGTTATCGGTAGTATGTTTCCTCAAAAAGAAATGGGTGGCGGGTCTGGTCTCAAGTATGCGGCTAGTTCTATCGTCTATCTATCTAAGAGAAAAGAGAAAGACGGAACAGAAATTATTGGCAATATTATTCATTGTAAAAATTACAAATCCAGATTAACAAAAGAAAACAAAGTAGTAGATGTTAGATTAACATATGACAAAGGTTTAGATAGATACTATGGTCTACTAGATTTAGCTTTGAAGCACAATATATTTAAGTCAGTATCAACAAGAGTTGAGTTACCAGATGGCACTAAGACCTTTGGTAAAACAATAAACAATAGTCCTGAAAAGTATTTCACACCAGAGATACTAGAAAAACTAGATGCTGTTTGTGCTAAAGAATTTAAATACGGAGAAGTAATTGATACAGAACAAACCCCAACCCCACAAAACAACGAGTCCTAAACACAGGGAAGACTATGTCTTTGTAGAGAAACCTGGAGAGGACTTCACTGGTCTTAAATTGATTAGTGGTCCTTATGCTAGTGTAGTTTACAAATATGGCAATGTAGGATTTAGACCTGAATCAGAAGCAGTTGATGGACAACTACCAATGGTGTTTGATTATACAATTATAGAAAATAAAATAGATGCTGATACAGATAGTCAAGAGTTTATAGATCATATCGGTGATATATTAGTTGTGTTACTAGACGAAAAAATGAAAGAAAAGGAACTTAATGGAGAGAATTGAACGAACAGCTTTAAGAAATTTAATACACAACGAAGATTACTGTAGAAAAGTTCTACCTTTTATTAAAGAAGAATACTTTACAGATAGACTAGAAAAAATATTATTTACAGAAATATATAAGTTCGTTAATAAGTATAACAATCTTCCTACAAAAGAATCCTTATCTATTGAGATTAATAGTAATCGCACAATCAATGAAGATGAATATAAAAAGATTACAGATATTCTATCTACACTCAATCCAGAACCAATTAATATAGAATGGCTTACAGAAACAACAGAAAAGTTTTGTAAAGATCGTGCTATACATAATGCAATACTTGGTGGTATTCAGATTATAGATGGTAAAGATAAACAACATACACCAGAGTATTTACCTGAAATGTTATCAGAAGCATTATCAGTATCGTTTGACCAAAAGGTCGGGCATGATTATTTACTAGATTCAAAAGAAAGATTTGATTTCTATAGAAAAAAAGAAGAAAGATTGGAGTTAGATTTAGATTTCTTTAATAAGATTACAAGAGGTGGTATACCAAGTAAGACTTTAAATATTTGTCTTGCAGGTACTGGTGTTGGTAAGACAATGTTTATGACACACCTTGCCTCATCTGTATTACTACAAGGTAAAAATGTATTGTATATTACTATGGAAATGGCTGAAGAAAGAATCGCTGAAAGAATTGATGCGAACCTTTTGAATGTTGGCATGAGTGACTTAGAAGAATTACCATATACAATGTATGAAACTAAAATAAATAAATTGCAAAGTAAAACAACAGGCACTCTTATTATAAAAGAATATCCTACTGCTACTGCTCACACAGGTCACTTTAAAAATCTGATTAGTGAACTTGCATTAAAGAAATCTTTTAAGCCTGATATTGTGTTTATTGACTATTTAAATATATGTGCTAGTTCAAGATTTAAACCAGGTACAAATGTGAATAGTTATACTTACATTAAATCAATTGCTGAAGAACTAAGAGGTCTTGCAGTTGAAAATGACTTACCTATCTTCTCTGCTACTCAAACAACAAGAGGTGGTTTCGTAAGTAGTGATGTAGGGTTAGAAGATACATCAGAAAGTTTTGGTCTACCTGCAACAGCAGACTTTATGTTTGCTTTAATCTCTAGTGAAGAACTAGAAGAAAAAAATCAAATCATGGTTAAGCAGTTAAAGAATCGATATAATGATCCAACAGTAAATAGAAAGTTTATATTAGGTGTTGATAGATCAAAGATGAGATTCTATGATGTAGAACAAAACGCACAAACAGATTTAGTCGATAGTGGACAAAGTAATAATATAACTAACGACAACAAGTTTAAAAAACTGGGACAATTCTCGGATTTTAAAATATAGAAAGGAGATAAAATGGCAACAGGAAAACTAAAATGGTTTGACGCTAAAAAAGGTTATGGCTTTATTGCACCTGATGATGGAAGTAAAGATGCATTTCTACACATTTCAGCATTAGAACAAGCAGGCATAGCTTCGATAGACGAAGGACAAGCAGTATCATATGAGTTAGCAGAACAAAAAGGAAAACAATCTGCTACTAATATACAAAAACAATAATAAACTAAACAAGGAGAATAAAATGGCTATAACTATCAACGATAAAGTATATGACGAAACTAAACTAGACGCAAAACTAAGAAACTCAATTGTACAGGTGAACAATCATCAAAACAAATTGAACAGCTTAGTGGCAGATGTTGAAAATGTAAAACTAGTTTTGGATCATCATAGAAAATATCTAACAGACAACTTACCAGCAGAAGCAGAAGTTGAAGCACCAGCAGAAACAGAAGCGCCAAAAGCGTAGTATGAAAAAAAAGGTTGCAAGACGAAGTAAGTTATCTTATGATATAAAGCTTAGTAAAAGAGGTAAGTCGGTGAGATGGTTGGTTATTGAAAAACCAACCGGAAGTATCGTTTGCGAATCTGCATTTGAGAGTGATGCTAAAAAGGTTTGCAGCCTGCAAAACAAATACAAACAATGGGAAAACCAAGGTGGCGTGGTTGACTTCTTAACATATGGGAAAATATAATGGAAGATATAAACAAACAAAGTAAAAGATTTTATGAAATCATTGATGTGATTAAAACTTTACATGATAAGAAACGACATGACTATGGTGCCAACGAGGACATCTTTGCCAACTTCAGGTTATCTGAATTATCAGGTATATCTGCTTGGCAAGGATCCGTTGTTCGTATGGGTGATAAGTATGCTCGTATAAGTAACTTCATCAAGAAGGGTGAATTTAAATTTAAAGAAGAAAGTATCAAAGATACTTTAATGGACATGGCAATCTATAGTTTAATTACTATGATACTATTTGAAGAAGAAGAGGAAAAAAATGATCGAAAAGACAATTGATCCTGATAAAAAGTTTGATATTAAATCAATAGGCAATCCAGATGATGCTGATAAGTTTGAGATTACAGACACAAAGACTGATAAAGTATATACAATAAATGCTGATGCTTTAAAGGGTGGTGACTATCATCAAATCATACGAGCTTCAGATGATACAATACCTGAAGAAGATATAAGAAGATATCACGATATTGTTATGAAACTAGATTGGCAAGATGGTTGGTATTCTACACCAGAAATGAAAGACGAGGCAAAGACGCCTGGTTATAAACATATTCATCTAGGTGGTAATGATACTGAAGAAATTGATTATGAGATTGAACAAGATTGGGTGAAAGAGATTTGGGATAAAGTAAATCCTGGAACAAAATTATTAAGACACTATCTCAATGGTCATCATGCAGGACAATCAGGTGGCATTCATATAGATGGATGGACTGGAGATCAATATACAGTCATTGTATATCTAACACCCGACTGGCGACCAGAAGATGGCGGTTCAATCGAGTTCTGGACACCTAATCTAAATGATGAAATGAAAGCAATGGCAATCAATACACCTTATGGTCTCAATGGCAATCCAAATATGAACATTGTTAAGTCATATTGGCCAAGAGCAGGGCGTGTTGTAGTCTTTGACGCAAGAATACCCCATGTTGCAAGATCAGTTGAAGGTGATAAGTTCAGAATTTCACTAGTATTTAAGTGTAAAGCATTACCTAATTAACGCTTGACAAAACGGTGCTGTTAGTATATAAATAACAGTATGCCAAATATAAATAATATAAGTATTTCAGATGCTGAATTTACTGCCATGCAAGAACTGGCTACAGCATTTATTTGCAAGCGTGCCTTTAAAGATAATAAAAGCTTTAATTCAGCAGAAGCTATTATAAAAGATGGTCCTACTAAAAAGGGCCTTGAAGATATATTTACATATCAAGGCAAACTTTTATTAAAATTTTCACTTCCTATACAGGGTAAAACAGTAGAAGATAAATGGTTAAATACATTCTACTTACAACAGAAAAAATTATTATCAGAATTTTCAAATGCTAAATTTACTGTATTTAATCGTGAAGGTGGGTTTATGGATTTTATAACTGATCTAATAAAAGATAAGTTTGGTGTATCAAGAAAAGACTCATGGGATCCTGCTGATATTTGGTTAATAAAAGATTCACCAAAGTTCAGAAATAAAATAAAAAAAGAGTTAGAAGGTCCAAGAGGTACACAAACTATCAAAGAGTTGAATGCCATTATGAGATCCATGTTTCAGAAAAGAGAGATAGTTGGTATATCTTTAAAATTAATATCTGGCCAGACAGCTAGATATGAAGAAGTAAATGTTACTGATTCATTTTTTAAAAAACTAGAAAATATGCAAGGTGAATATGATTTTAGATTATCAAGAATCGTATGTAAATTAAGTTTGAAAGGTGATGGTCAATTTTCTACACAAGATACAAATATATTTTTAAAAGATTCTTCAAAAGAAATTGCTAAGTTTCAGTTGAAAGGAAACACTACATCAAGATTATCAAATTTAAAATTTGAAGGAACTGAAATAGGAGCGTCAGCTGCTAGATTAGGAAAAGCACCATTAAATTTAGTTGAGAAACTATCTAGTGCGGTTGATAAAGATTTATATAATAGTAAGACTAAACAAAATGGTAATTATCCTACTACTACCGCAGAGTATCAAAAAACAAAAGGTAGTTATGAAAAAATGTTTGAAATTTTAACTAAATCAAATTTAGTAAAAGATTTAGGTATAAACACTAAAAAACAATTTTCAGACAATATGATTAAAGTTTTTAATGGCTCAACGCCATGGATTGCAAACATTAAATTAATGCAAGTTTATTATGTACAAAAGTTACTTACAGTAAAAGAACAAGATAGAAACGAATATTTGACAGACTTATTATTCTTATCACAGAAAAAAGGTAATAAAGTATTTGACTTTGGACCTTTCGGTAAACTGTACTAGTAGTGCTTGACTATTATAAATAATAAGTATATAATATACTAATGGAAAGAGTGTTAAATGCAGAAATTTCAAGATTATCTTGTAGAAGATAAGAATACACATCTTGAACATCTGGAAGACGAGATAATTAATAATGGAACTAAGGGTGCTAAGACCGCAATTGAATTTCTAAAGTCTATCAAAAAGATGTTACAAGGCAAAAAGGG